GGGAGTAGTTACTGCTAATGCAGCTCAAATAACTCCAAACTAGGCTTTCAATACTTAGTAATATTCTTTAAAATAAAGCACTCTTTCTAGGGTGCTTTTTTTATTATACAAATTGAGTTATAATATTCGTTATATAGCAAATGATAGTTTTAACTACAACAGCAACACAGACTTTAACAATAATTCCAAGAGAATATCTAGGAAGTTTTTATGTTAAATTTAGAGATACTAGTTTAAACAAAACATTTAGTTATTTTGAAGATACCACCACGACAAGTGGTGATTATTTAAGTTTTACAGGGAATTATGTAGATGCTTCAGATGCTAGTATTTTTATAGAAGGTAGGTTTTACGATTTAGATGTTTATGCTGACTTTAACTACTGGAATACAAATTTAAGTTTATGGGAAAATTATGATGAAGATTGGCAAACAGATTCAAACCAAGAAACAAGAGTTTATAAAGATAGGGTTTTCTGTACCGACCAAGACATAGACCAGAATGACTTTGATATGTATAGTATAAATAAGGATCAATATGTAACTAACGATTCGTTTGATAATGAGTATATTGTGGTATGAAAAAAAGAAAAAGAAATAGTTTTGGACAATTTATGAAAGGTGTTAAATCAGAAATAAGTTTTGTTAATTTAAGCACCTATACAAGTCCTGAAGTAATAGAAAAACCTAACAAACAATGGGTAGAATATGGAGAAGATAATAATTATTTTCAATATCTTATTGACCGATATAATGGCAGTCCAACAAACAATGCTGCAATTAATGGTATTAGTCAGTCTATTTATGGCAAAGGTTTAAATGCTACTGATGCAAATAGAAAACCAGAAGAATATGCTAAAATGGTATCTATGTTTAATAAAGATACCGTTAGAAAGCTGTGTTATGATTTGAAATTGATGGGACAATGTGCTATACAAGTAATCTATTCTAAAGATAGAAGATCAATAGCAAAATTAGCTCATTTTCCAGTTGAAACATTAAGGGCAGAAAAAGCAAATAAAGAAGGAGAAGTAGAAGCCTATTATTATTATAAAGATTGGACTAAAATTAAACCTAGTGATGAGCCTTTAAGAATACCAGCGTATGGTTTTAGTAAAGAGCCTATTGAAATCTATTATGTGCAACCATATAAGGCTGGATTTTATTATTATTCTCCAGTAGATTATCAGGGAGGTTTACAATACTGTGCTTTAGAAGAAGAAATTTCTAATTATCATTTGAATAATATAGAAAATGGACTTTCTCCGTCAATGTTAATTAACTTCAATAACGGTATTCCTAACCAAGAAGAAAGACGACTATTAGAAAGAAAAATTGCTGAGAAATTTAGTGGTTCTAGTAATGCTGGAAAATTCATTTTAGCTTTTAATGACAATAAAGATGCACAGGCTGAAATCACTCCAGTACAATTATCAGACGCACACCAACAATATCAGTTTTTAAGTGAAGAAAGTACCAAAAAAATAATGTTAGCTCATAGAGTAGTTTCTCCTATGCTTTTAGGCATAAAAGATTCTACAGGATTAGGTAACAATGCAGATGAGATTAAGACAGCTTCGTTGTTAATGGACAATACCGTTATAAGACCGTTTCAAGAGCTTTTAATAGATTGCTTTGATAACCTATTAGCGTACAATAATATTGCCTTAAACCTCTATTTTATTACGTTACAGCCACTAGAATTTACAGAGGTAGATCCAGACATTCAAAGTGATGAAGATATTGAAGAAGAAACAGGCGTAGAAATGTCTGAGGAGATTCCTGAGCTTTCAGATCAAGACGGAGAATCTCTTTTAAAACATTTAAACGGAGAAGTGATGTCTGACGAATGGGAAGTGGTAGATGAAAGAGAATATGACAGCGAAAATCAAAACGCTGATGACTGGGCAAATATGTTAATTGAAGAAAAAAAATCTACTTTATCAAAAATCAAAAATTTAGTAGGATTAAAAAATGAAATCTATGCAGATCCTAATGGCTTTAGTATTTTAGACAAATCTTTTTATAAGGTACGTTATAAATACTTTAAGAAGTCTAATAAAAGAAACAAAACTGGAAGTTCTAGAGAGTTTTGCAAAAATATGATGAACCTCGCTAGAAAAAAAGTTGTTTTTAGATTAGAGGATATTGACAGAGCTTCAAGAGACGGTATAAATAAACAACTAGGACATAAAAGAAAACCTTACGATTTATTTAAGTTCAAAGGTGGGATTTATTGCAGACACGCTTGGAAAGAAGTTTTGTATAGATTAAAGGCAAAAACAAAACCTTCAAAATATTTAAAAAATTACAAAAAAACTAGGGAGATACCTAAGTCTTATATGCCAAGACCATTTGGACATAAACAGGCAAAGATAGCTCCAGTAGATATGCCGAACAGAGGAGCATATCCAAAATAAAATATTATGGCAACAGCGTTATTTATAAATAGAACCGATTTAATACGCAATTCCATTATTGATGGGAATGTGGATACAGATCGCTTTATCCAATTTATCAAGTTGGCTCAAGTTACAGAAATACAATTATTGATGGGAACAGAGTTATATAATCAGATAAGCACTATGATTAGTGATGGTTCTATTGATGACGTTGGCAATGCTAAATTTAAGACGTTGTTAAACGATTACATTGCTCCTTGTTTGATTTGGTATGCTCAGGAGGCTTATATTCCTTTTGCTGCTTATCAAATAAGAAATGGAGGAGTTTATAAACACACAAGTGAGACAAGTGAGACAGTCTCAAAAAGTGAAATTGACTTTTTAACTGAAAAAGCAAGAACTAATGCACAATGGTATGCAAGAAGATTTATTGATTATATGAGTTTTAATCAAAATGATTTTCCTAAATACACTAGCAATAGTAATGAAGATATATCTCCAACTTCCGATTCACTTTTTAATGGGTGGGTATTATGAGGTATAAACCTAAAAAATATAATATAGAAAAATTAAAGATTTTTTTAAAAGTAAAACAAAATAAACAAATAAAAAATGGCAAGTCTATTTAATACAAAAATTTCAAATACTTATGTAGGGCTTATCAAGACTATTGATAATGCAGTTATTAATGCCACTTTAAAAGAGCTTACTGACGGATCAGGAAATGCAACTGGTTTGTCCATAAACACAGGTGGAGATTTTAAAGCAACAGGAACGATTGAGTGGGGTTCACTAAAGGATACAGGAGAAAATATAACAATTACTAAGCTAGTTGACGAAGCCGATGGAATTGCCTCAAATGATAACGATACTACAATACCTACAAGTGCTGCAATAGTAGATTATGTAGCTTCAAGAATAACCTTAGAGGATTTAGATTTTAGTGGTACAACAGGCACAGGCTCTGTTGATTTAGACAGTCAAGTTTTTGCTATTACAGGAACAAGCAATCAAATAGAAACTACAGCTTCAAGTCAAAGTTTAACTTTAGCTTTTCCAAGTGCTGGAATAGTCCTACCAAATGGTTCAACAGCTACTACTCAAAGTGCTGGAGACAACTCAACAAAAGTAGCGACCACAGCTTACGTTGAAACAGCAGTTGATACGGTAGATACTTTAGCTGAAATCCTAGTAATTGGAAACACGACAGGAGCAACTAAAATTTCAGTTGATAATACGTCTAGTGGAATTGACTTAATTGATGATGCTAAAATAAGACTAGGTACAGGGAATGATTTTGAAATCTATCACGAAGCATCTTCAAACAAATCTATAATAAAAGAAACAGGTACTTCTAATTTAGAAATACAAGCAGGAAATTTAATAGTTAAAGATACAAGCGACAACACTTTATCAGCGTTTTATGCAGGAGGTAAAAATGAGTTCTACTTTAATTCTTCAAAAAAGCTAGAGACGACCACAGATGGAGCAACCGTTACTGGGGGCTTAACAGCAACAGGAGGTTCTACATTTACAGGAGCAACTTTTAGTGGTGATGTAGATTGGGCAGATAGTGCTAAGGCTAGATTTGGAACAGGGAACGACTTAGAAATTTATCACGATGCTACAGATTCATTTATAATTAATAATACAGGAATTTTAAATATTAAAAATGATGATATAAGATTTAAAACTTCTGGAGATGAAACAATGTTAAGGTCTATTGCAAATGGTTCTGTTCAATTAATGTACGATAATTCTACAAAATTTGAAACTACAAGTGGTGGTGTTACAGTAACTGGAACAGTAACAGCAGATGGAGTTAGAGTTGGAGATGATGAAAGTATAGAATTAGGAGATTCACAAGAATTTACCTTACAACACACAGGTAGTGGGAATAGTATAATAAGTGAAACAGGAAGTGGTAATTTATATATTGATGCTACAAATTTTCAAGTAAGAAATTCTACGTCAAGTGGAGAATTAATGATAACAGCTACTGCTGACGGAGCAGTAACTCTTTACCACGACAATTCAAGTAAGCTATCAACTTCAGCTACAGGAATTGCAGTAACAGGAGGGATAACTACGGATGGTGCTTCAACTTTTTCATCTTCTTTAGATGTTACTGGAATAATAACAGCAGATGGAGGTTTGAACTTAAATGATAATGATAAAATTAAGCTAGGAACTTCAGGAGATTTTGAAATATATCACGATTCTAACCATAGTTATATTTCAGATACAGGTACAGGATATTTAAGAATATTAGCTTCTGATTATTTGCAATTAATGTCCTCAGATTCTGAAACTTATATTAGTTGTGCAGCTAATGGAGCAGTAGAAATCAATTACGATAATTCAACAAAAATAACCACAACTTCAACAGGCGTAACAATTTCTGGGTATTTAATAGTAGATAAAATTAATTTAGGAGATAACGAAAAAATAATTTGGGGTGGTGGTTCAGATTTACAAATATATCACGATTCTTCTCACAATCAGATATTAGCAAACACAGCAGCTCAAGATATAGTCTTTAAAACAACTGTTTCATCATCTGGAGATACAACAGCTTTAACTATTTCAAGTAATGGAGATTTATCTACAGGTAGAGATGTAACCATAGCAGGAGACTTAACTGTAAATGGTACAACAACAACAATAAATACTTCAACAATAGCAGTAGAAGATTCAATGATTGAGATGGCTAAAGACAATGCTGCTAACTCACTTGATATTGGAACATACGGAAAATACAATGATGGATCTGCAAGATATATAGGTTTGTTTTCTGATGCTTCAGATTCTAATACTTTCAAATTATTCAAAGGTCTTACAGTACAACCTACAACTACAGTAGATACTTCTGATGCAAGTTTTGCTTTAGCTGATTTCGTTGCAGGTAAGATAGGAGTAGGAGGTACAGCAAGTTCAAGAGGAATAGAAGTTAGTGGAGCAGGTGCGTTAGGAACACTATCTGTATCAGATGGAACAGTTGAAACTGTATTATGGGGAGATGCTTCAGGAACAAATATTGGAGGAGTTGGTACAAACAATAACTATGGATTTAATATATATCAAAATGGTGGTGCTGCTATAGAGATAGACACATCTAAAAACGCAACTTTTGAAGGAACAATTTATGCTTCTAATGATGACCCTGCTTATTCTTTTGCAAGTGATACAACTACAGGAATATCAAGAACAGGTACTAATCAAATGGCTTTTAAAGTAGGGGGAACACAAACTTTAGAATTAGCTGCTGATTTAACTGCAACTTTTGCAGGAGATGTAACAGTAAATGATTATTTACTTAATACAGGCTCTGCACCAAAAGTATATTTCCAAACTGGAGCAAGTCATTATAATTGGAAAATAGCAGCACAAGATTCAGTTAATGCTTGTTTAGAATTATCAGTTGGAGAACAAGATGGCGTTGCAGTTGGTGATACATATACTCCTGTAATGAAATTATTATCATCTGGATTAGTAGGAATAGGAATGACACCTGCAGAGCTTTTAGATTTAAAAACAGCAAGTGGGGATTGTAGAATTAGATTAGATGCTCCTTCAAGTTCTGATACAGAAATTAAATTCTTTAATGCAGGTTCTGCTCAATATACAATAGGACACGATGACGGAACAGACAATTTTGTTATTGGAGGTGCTAATGTAGATGCTCCTTTAGTTTCAGTAGATAAATCAGGAAATGCAACTTTTGCTTCAGAAATTACTTCAGGAGATGATATAAATTGTCCTACTAAAATAGTAATTGGAGAAAGTGCAACAGCAGAATTAAGACTTAAAAAGTCAGATGCAGGTGTTGCAACACTTACTTTTTATAATAATAATGGTTCAAGTACCGAAACAGCTTATGTCCAATTAGATGCAAGTGAAGATATGGTTTTTTATGGTTATGCTGGTGTAGATCAAAAATTTTATGCAGGTACTCAGTTAAATTTAACATTATCAGGAACAGACGCAACTTTTGCAGGTGATATAAATCTAACTCAAACAGCAAGTCAAGCATCAGAGATAAAAGGAGATAGGACAGATTCTCAACTTACAATAAAAGGTGGTTCAGCAGGTGCAGGCATACAGTTATTTGGAAGTACATATACTGATTACGCAGGTAGTATATGGTTAGACGCTGTTTCTTCATCTACATCATCCTATGATGCACAAATTATGATGAGAACAGGCTCGTCTCCTACGATAGCATTGACAATTGACCGTTCACAAAATGCAACTTTTGCAGGAAAAGTTGGTATTAATGGAGCTGTTACTTCTGATGTTTTAACTATGTATTCAGGTGGTACAAAAATAGGAGGTTTTTGGGCAAATCT